ACGTTATTATCCTTTGCTACTGTAGCGAATGAAAATTCTGAAAATGTACTAAATCCTAACATATAATATAGCCTTATGAAGGAGACAGTGAGGTATGTGGTGGAGTCACTGTCTCCATCATAAAGCTATATTATGTTTTAGTCTTAAATGCCATAGTTATTCTAGCTTTTTTTCCTTTTGGATCATTGCCTTTATGCACCTTTTTAGCATCAAATATAATCAATTTATTTTGAACAAAATTTATTTTTTCTTCATTTTTTATCTCTAAACAACCTTCTCCCTTTTTTAATGTAGGAGATAACATATATAAAATGGTTCTATCCCCATCATCGGTGTGCCAATCACCGGACATTCCGTGATATTGAATATTTAAATATGCTCTGATTATGTTATAATTTGAAACAGTTTTAATTTTATTGATAATTAACTTTATTAAAGGATGCTCAAAATTTAAATCACAGGAATAAAATTTAGGACTCGTTTCGGTAGAGGATTGATTAAGATAATGAGGGCATTCATATAAACAATAATGATATGTTCTGGTTAATAAATCAACAGGTAAAAAGTTATTTATTATTTTTGTTTTAATTATTGCCATGGTCTACCTGTAATCCAAATAGACATGGTTTTTCTAGTCCCTTTAAGAACAGGGGAAACTTTGTGAAACATAAAAGAAGGAAATATTATTAATGAACCAGGTGTATCAAAATTTTCTATCTTACAATCCAACCCATCAAAAATGTAAAACTCTCCTCCCTCATATTTTTCTTCGCTAATGTTTATTAAACACGTTAATTTAGAGGTATATATTTGTTGGTCCCACTTTTCCCCGTCTTGATGATAGTCATAGCAACCTTTGTTTTTATAAACATAGGTATTTCTTGTTATAGAATCTTCTAATGTTAAAGGATAAGTATTAAAACCAAAAAAATTTTTATTAGCCCAATTAATTATGCCTTCAATATCCGGGGCAACGTTTTTTAAATTTTTCCATTGGGTAAAATTTACTTCACAAGTTTTTAAACCGCGAGCTGGTGAATCTAAATTATCAACCGAATGTATATTAAATATTTTATTTATATTTTTAATTTGTTTTTTATCTAAAACCCTTAATAAATAATACCATTTATATTTCATCGTTTAAACCAAGAGGGAAGACCTAAATGTGGGCGCTTGTCGAACATGTTATCTTTAGCCCCCGGTGTCTTACGATTATTATAATGTAAAAATACTTGAATACATTCTTTACCTTTAAATTTATTCCGCCAATGTTCTAGTTCGCATCCACTATAAACTAGCATGTCTCCAGATTTCAAATCAACCTTAATTCCTTTCCTTCCTTCTTTGCCAGAGGGGTCAAGATAGAGTGGCCAGTCCTCTCCTGCAAGATTCATCGTCGTAGATATCTCACAACTAAATCTATCTTTATGTCGTTTAAGAACATCTCCTTTTTTATAAATTCTGGCATAGGTATATGCGGGATATAATTTTAATCCTGTAATTTTTTCCATCATGGATTTACATTTCAACATCAAAGTTTCCATAGCGATATCTGAATAGCAAGAAAAGGCACCTGGTATCTGTTGTTTTTCTCCTTCATAATATCCTGTGATTGTTTCATAAGGAGAAATGTATCGAGTTTTTCTACAGGTATCATAAACCTGTTTTTTAATAGAAAAGTAATTTGCCACAAAGGCAGCTAACTCTTTTGAGATCGCTTGACGTATAATACAATATTTATCTTGTTTAAAAGTCATTTATTCTTTTTTAACCATATTGCAACTGTATACCTATCACCTTCGTCAATAGAAGATACTCCGTGAGGATAATATTTACCATCGAAAAAAATAGCTCTTCCTTCAACAGGTGCAAAGCTAGTGTTGTCTTTAAAAAAAGTATGTCCACCTCTATAATCATCATTTAAATAAATAATACTGCTTAAAGTTGTTTTGAATGAAGTATCGTCAGTATGTAAATTTTTTCCTTTGTTAGGAAAAGGCCATTTGACAATTTGAAACCAGTCAACAACAGAATTATTTATATCAATTCCTACTTTATTAATTTTATTAACTAAAGATGTATGTTCTAAAGGATTTAATTCTAAGGGATAAGTTGTATTAAAAGATTTTGGTAAACCTTTTTTATAAAATTTTATAAGTTTTTTACATTCTGTTTGAGTTAAAAACTTATCTTGTATGACACAATATTTATCTTGTTTAAAGGACATAATTAATATTCAAAGTTATACGGTAAGGCACATCAGTGCAGGTTGTGCTTGCATGTTTTTGATTCCCATCAAATAAAACTAATTTATTTTTTACAGAAGGAACCGATTTATCTTTAAACAAAGTTTTTCCATTGTTTGTGTTTAAGTAGAAAAGTGCCACCTTATGTTTTTTTTCATTATCAATGTGATAGTCGTGTTTTTCAATTGTTTTAGTACTAGGATACAAATTTAATTTAGACCTCATTAATTGTTTTATTTTTAACTTAAGAATAAATGGATCCAGGATAGTATGAAAAAAATCACTATTTATTTTTCCATTAAAAAGAATATGAGTAAATAAAAAAACACCATCGTCGTCACTAACAACCCCCTCTTTTGCATACCAACCAAAATTTGGGGAAATTATTAAATTGTTTATTAAGGATATATCTTTTTGCTCAAGAAAATTGTTAATAGTTTTAAACATCTCTAGCCATCTCTTTAAGGACAGCACTTATGTTCCAATGGATAAATCTAAAAGGAGCATTACCGTGATCTACTGCGTATTCATGTTCCATATATCCTGGAAATATAATTAAAGTTCCAGGTTTAGGTCTAAAATGAACTAGCTCTGTGCCATGAAATATACCTTTTAAGGCGGGTTTCATTCTTAATTTAGTACATCTTGCACCTGTTCTTGGATCATGAAAAATAGGAAAAGAAGTTTTATCAGAACATTTTAAAAAATAAAACCCTGATACATGTTGATTCCAATGAATATGGGCTGAGTGATGACCCCCTCCTTTTTTAGAAAATTCTTGAACCCACATTTCAGAAAACATGGTTTGATATTGTTTCATATCGTAGCCATGATGATCTAAAAATTCCCAAGACTTTTGTCCTATATAATTTCTTAAATCTATAAAATCATTGTCTTTTAGTAAGGGCGTTGAATGATAACTGTTTCCAAAATCTCCATATTTTTTTATATATGCTTTCTGGTTTTTTCTAGCTTCTTTAATATATTTATCACTAGCTTTGTTTAATGATTTAACAAACTCTGGTTTTTCTTCTGTCCAAACTGGTGTTTTAAAATATTCGTTTATATACATTATTTAAATGGACATCCTAAATGCCAGACGACAAGTGAATATCTTACTCCTTGGGTTACAGGTTTAACTCTATGCCAAACAAATGATGGAAACACAATGATAGAACCTTTAGGTAATATTTCCGTTGCTTTTCTTAAATGTTTAGCTTCATCTCTTTGGGGTGGATCGTATTGTCTAAAATCAAATTCTAGTTCGCCACCAGAATATTCCGAACCGTCGGTTAATTGACAAGTCATGGAAAGTTTTCTAATTTTTCCATGTGAAAGAGTTTTAGGTCGATAATAACCTTTGTCCCAACTATCACAATGCCAATCATAATATTGATTGAGTTTATATTTTGTAAATTGACAGGATTCCGATCGATCCCATTCAAAATTCCAACCTGCGTCTTTATTAGCTTGATAAACAAAGGGGTGTATTTCTTTATAAATCCAAGTATCATTGAGCCATACTAAATCAGAATTTCTTTTATACTTTAAATTTCTAACTTCATCTTTAGTGAGGGGTTGATTTTTTAAATTTCTATCTCGCCCATAACTTCCTGTAACAGCCATCGTTTCTTTTTTCTCTAACGCATATTTAATAACTTCATCGCAGAATCGCGGTGTCAATGCAGATTTAAAATACCAAAAATAATTAGTTAAATTCATAAGTAATTGTGTGTATAAAGTTAAGAGAATCTTTCTGATTGTTAGTGATATAATACATTTGCGTAGAGGGGAACATAATAAATTTATTATTCGTTAAGGGTATATCCCAACTTCTACCTGCTCTTCTATTGGCATCATAGTGGATTCTAACGCTGCAATCTTTAACCTTCACTCCATATAATAATGTGTAATCAGGGGAATTTCTTAAATCAACCGGATCTATATTGCGTAAAGGAATAGAAATTTCCTTAGGCTTGTAGACATTTCCCCATATTTTTTTATTAATTAAATTAAATTTATATTCTACCTTAATATGCTCACGCATATAAGTATTCAACATGTCCCAATTTCGTGAAAATTGAAATTCTTTATTAGTGATTTGTGATTTTAAAATATCTGATTGAAGTTTGTCTCGGTCTATTTCAAAACCTTTCGGCATATCAACGTCGCCATAATATAAACTTATTTCTGATAATACTTTCTTTTGCATACCACATACCTTTATATATTATATTATGGGGTATTCAAGTCCCAAGATTTGGCTGATTCATTCCATTCATAAGATGAATTAGCTGCTATTTGTTCAACAGTTAAAGCCGGAGCATCACCGATTGGTGAATGCCATTGAGCGTCTGTAGTATTTAAAACCCATGAAGCATAAGGTTTTTTAGGATAAAATAAATTATTATCTTCATCCCAAATCATACCTATACCCGCATAGTTGCCTCTCAGTGGAGTTCCACCTAATTTATGTACTCCTTCTCGTGTGTTATAGGAAGTTTGAATCCACATTGGAGCAGGCCAGTTATTGTGTCGCTCTAAATATTGTTGTCCTACTTTTTCATCTTCCACACCATCACCGTTAAGCATATCCGAATTATTCAATGTTAACACTGAAATAACTTTGGAATTCATACCTATTTTTGCGAAATGTGCCATAATTTTATTCCTATGTATTAATTTTTAGTAAATCCATATTAATTTTGATATCTATATCTTAATATTACAACTCCATCACCACCATTTGAAGCGGGATTTTGATTACCGTCTCCTCTATAATTTGCACCGCCACCACCACCTCCGGTATTAGCTGTTCCAACAGTAGAACATCCCCCACCACTAGGTCCCGGACCACTAGGAGCTCCATCTCCGCCCCCACCTGCTCCTCCAGCACCTCCTGGTTGAAGACCACCACCTTGAGTAAAGGCACCACCACCGGCACCACCACCTCTAGCTGTAGGAGTTCCATCAATTGAACTTGTTGCACCACCTCCTCCAGTTCCGCCAGCTCCACTACTGCTACCACTCGTAGCTCCTCCAGCTGCTAATGCACCTCCTCCACCTGCGCCTGCCCATCCAACAGGCCCTGGTGCAGGTCCTCCAGGTTGACCTTGAGGTGGACTTGTTGATGGAGTATTTCCTGCTCCACCACATCCTCCTCTATGTCCTTGACCTCCGCCAGAACCTCCAGTTGCACCTTGTGATCCACCACCGGTAGATGTTACTGTTGAAAAAACTGAATCGTTACCATCATCTAAAGGGTCGGGCTGAGCTGCTCCACCTCCTCCTACTGTAATTGGAAAACCTGATGCTGTAGCTGTAACGGCAGAACCTCCTGCGATAGGAGAAACCGTATAAGTACCATTAGCAGTTCCAGGAGATTCTCTATATCCTCCTGCGCCGCCTCCTCCTCCACCAATACTAGCTCCACCGCCTCCACCTCCGGCTATGACTAACCAATCTACATTATTATCTGCTGGTTCACTTGCTACCGCTGAAACACAAAAAGTTCCTGGTCCTGTAAATGTTCTAATTTCAAAATCACCAGATTGACTTGGTGTTCCACCTGTTGCTGTAACATAAGCTTTTCCTATAACAGTTGAAGTTGAATCCATTGTACTTTTCCAACCTTCTGTTGAATCTACATAAACCAAAGTTACCGATTGTCCTTCCGTCTCTAAGGCAATGCTTGCTGCAATGCCTCCAATTTTTTCTGATCCATTAGGATCAAGAGTTAAAGCATTTGTTTGAAAAGTATTGGTATAATCAACAACTGAAACTATGTCTCCAGCAGAACCTGCTGGTAAATCCATTTCAAAAGCCCCACCGCTTGTATTTGCAAAATAACCATTTCCACTGACAGCGGTAAAAGTTGCGGTTTTAATATTACCAGTATCCCAATCTACTGCGCCTGTTCTTCCCATGCCTGATGTTGTTGCACCAGAAGCTATGGCAATTGTATCTCCAGAAGCTCCAAGGGTAATATCCGTTCCTGATTGACTGATAATGTTGCCAGCATCCGATGCTTGTAAAGCATTTGATTTAACAACATTTCCAGTGACTGCTACCGAATTACATGCAGCACCCACGGTAATTGTTGTTGAACACTTATTAATTATATTAGTGCCTGGTGTATTTTGTATGGTGTCTACTTTAATAACTGATGTCATATTATATCTCTTTTATATTTATTCATTATGAAATTACCAATGGTCCTGTTATGGGTGTCGTAGATGCGCTTGAATCGTAATAAACTGTTCTACTAGCAGGCATTGTACAAAATACATCTAATGTACCAGCAAAAGTAATTTTATCAGTATTTCCTGATGAATTACTTATAACAGTAGTTCTAGCAAGAGTGTCCGTAGCTGCATCTGTTACTGTTCCAAGACCAACTTCCCATCGGTCCGTACCTTGTTCAAAAATTGCATAGTAAGTTGTGTTAGTATCACCAATTCCAGCAACAAAAGTAACAAAGCCTGTTACTGCACCTGCTAAATCTAACGTTCCTGTTCCAGCTGTTGTACTGGTTTCCTTTACTCTGTCATTTATTACCAAAGCCATTTTTTTATCCTTAAGCCATGCTTATAATCGCATCCGCCGCTGTTGCTGGGCTCGGGAATGAAACTGTAAACGTACCTGCCGTAGCAGTTTTATTTCCATCAAAATCTAATGCTACACATAATTTATTTGATTTATCATCATTATAGATTGCTCCATACGCTGCTGTAAAAGTAGCTGTTGTCCAAACCGCATCAGCAAAATCACAAGATGCAACGGCTGTTGTAGAAACAACTGCATTACTACCTAAATCTTTTCCAGTTGTAGTGTATCCAATATAGGGTGAAGAAGAACTTACTTCACTTGTTGCATTATAAACAGTACTTGATGTGTTGTAGGGTTGAGCCGTATAAAGTGCTAATTTAAACTGATCTCCTCCTGATGCAAAATTATGCGTCCCCGTGAATAGCTCTCCACGAAATGCATGAGGTATTATATTTGCCATATTTTTTTATCTCCTTAAAAAGTTGATGGTGATTCAGATTTAATAGGAAGACGAATAACCCCATCTTGATATTCGTTTCTGCGTCTACGACCCAT